CGCCGGTAGCAGAAGCACCCGCCCCCGAGGCGTCCGCTCCCGTTGAACAGCAGTCGCAGGGCTTCTCCACGCCCTACGAAGCGTTCCGCCATCTCCCCGAATACCAGGGTTCCGACGACCTGGCCATTGCCCAGGATCTGTACCGCTCCAAGCAGGGCTACCTGGAAAGCCAGCGGGTTCTCTCCCAGTACCAGAACCTGATCCCGCAGGCCAACGAGTACCTCCGCAACAAGGCGGAGTATGAGAAGTGGCAAGCCGCCCAGCGTGAGGCGTCCCAGCCGAAGCCGGCCGAGAAGCCGCGCTGGTGGGATCCGCCCGCCATCAAAGACACGTACAAGTCTTACATCGTTCGGGATTCGCAAACGGGCAAGGAGGTCATCGACCCCAACGCCCCGTATGAGGCCCAGCAGGCCCTGCGTGCGTACCAAGACTACACGGCGAACTTCGCCCGCAAGTTCGTTACGGATCCCGAGAACACGCTGAAGCCGTTCATCGAAGACGTTGCGATGCAGAAGGCCAAGGAGCTGGTCGAACAGCACCTCGGCCAGTATCAGGCGACGAACTATGTCCAGGATCTGGAGCGGCAGAACTCAGACTGGCTCTACAACCAGGATGGGTCTGTCTCCCGTGAGGGTCAGGCGATCCAGGCGTACATCCAGCAGGCTGCGGAGCTTGGGATCGGTTCGCCGGACGCTCGCTGGAAGTTTGCGACCGGCATGCTCCAGCGTGACCTGCTGAACATCCGCTACCAGCAGATGCAGCAGATGCCCATGCAAGTGCCGCCGCAAATGGGGCAGGGTTACCCTGCCGCCCCGGAGCCGCCCCCGGCGGACCCGGTGGCTGAGAGCAACATGCAGTTCCTCCGGGAACGTGCTACCCGAACCCCCAATCGCAGTGCAGGAACCACTGAGCCGCGGGCACCTCGCCAGCGGATGTCTTTTGAAGAGAGGCTTCGCGGCCAACTCGTTAACGATGGAGTGATCTGATGAGCAGTTCGACCGACTGGGCTCGTTCCATTGCAACGACGATTGTCAATCATCTCCGTGAGGAAGAGATTGCGTCGTTGCGGAAGTTTAAGTTCTTCGCTGCCCTTGAGGGTGCGGGCCGTATCCGCACCAACATGAGCGGCCGTGGCTTCGACTGGGAGATCCAGTACAGGAACCACAATCCTTCTGGTAACAACGGCGAAACGCCTCGTTCGTTCGCGCGTGAGAACCTCTGGAAGAAGCTGGAGCTTGAGTACCGTGGCGCCCAGGTTACGGACGCCATCTACAAGAAGGAAATGCTGGAGAACCGGAGCGCTCAGGCTCTGGTGAACGTCGCAGGTAAGATGGCGAGCCGTCTGCTCACCTCCATGGAACAGTACCTGGCCAAGGAGTGGATTCAGGATGGTTACCAGGCGGGCAATGAGCTTCGGTTCCACGGCATCGAATCGTTCATGGGTGCGACCCAGACGATTCAGGAAGGTGCTGCTGGTGCCACGGCCCGCTCGGCCAACGGGGCGGATCGCTTCTTCTACCCGAACGATACCTACGCCGGTCTTTCGACCGTCCTGGGTGCGTACGGTGGCTCGGGCGATGCGACCTCCACCTGGCCTGACGGTGAGGTCGATCCGGAGTTTGACTTCTTCAGCCCGGTGATTGTGAACGCCGACAGCTCGTACTTCGGTGCTTCGACCTGGGCGAGCAACTGCTCCAAGGCTCTGCGTGAGGCGATCCACCAGACCCGCCGGAACGATACGAAGGAAGACCAGATCGACATGGTGCTTCTGGACCGGCGTCTGTTCATCGACTTCCTCAACACGCTGGACGCCAAGGAGCGTGTGATCGTCAGCCGGACCAACGGTCTGCGGAGCTACGGCTTCACGGATGTGTTTGAGTTCGACGGCGTGGAAGTCGGCAGCGAGGTGAGTGTTCCCGCCAACACCGGCTACGGTCTGGCCACGGGCAACATTGAACTCCTCTGCATGGAAGGTCAGCTGATGACCAGCGAGGGACCGTTCTACGACGAGATCACGCAGCAGTATCGTTACGTGGTGTCCACGCTGGGCAATCTGAAGTTCAAGAGCCCGCGTAACTTCTTCAAGCTCGTTGTCTGAAACCAAGGAGAAAGTGAAACATGAGTCTGTTGATTGATCCGCCGTTCGCCCTTGGTCAGACGCTGGGCGTCAGCTCCACTGCTGATGGCCAGAACTGGGTTGGGGTAGTGAAGCAGTTTCCTGACGTTGACCCGACTACCGGCCGCGTGCGGTCGAACCGGGTGAAGACCTGCGTGGCCGTGCGTAACGTCTCCAGCGTTGCCCTCGCCCCGAAGCGTCTGGTTCGGTTTGCGGTCGGCACCGCCGGGGTCGCGGTCTTCTCGTCTGTTGACGGCTACGCCAACGTGACGAACGAGGAGCGTGTCGGCGTGGTGGATGAGTTCCTGCCGGCCGGTGGCGTGGCGGTGAACGATGTGTTCTGGGTGACGGTGTCGGGTCCGACTGAGGTCGCCGTGGCGCTCTCGGGCACGGATGTGGCTGTTGGGAATCGCCTGTCGGCCATTACGGCTGCGGCTAGCACCAGCTCCACTGCCGGCCGGGTGACCCCGTCGCCGCTGTCGGCTTCGACCGCTGGTGCCAACGACAACGGCATCGGCGTGCTGGGCCGGGCTTGCAGTGCGGGTGCGACGACCGGGACGAACGTCCTGGCGATCCTCCAGACCCGGTATTGAGACATGCCCTGTTTGGGGCTAGGGGGGAGCCTCTGATCTGGGCAACCGGGTCAGAGGCTTTTCGCTTTTCGCGAATCTAGAAAATGAACGAATCAGCCATCCAGAACCTTGAGTACCTCCGACAGCTCATTGCAGAGGTGCGTGGCGACAACCCGTATATGGACATGCTGAAGCTGCGGATGATGCAGGACACCGGGATGGGCGTTGACCAGATAGTGGAGGAAAGCTGATGAGCCTTCAGTTCAAGCCGGGTAGTCCGATGTACGGCGGCTACACAACGAATTGGGCGCCGCCGCAACAGGGCAGGCCTCCCAGGCAGCTGTTTGGCATGCCGGCGGCTGGAGGCGAGCGCGGTGCCGGCCAGGGCGGTGAGCAAGGCAGGGCTGGCGGCGGCGACCGGGTTCCGCTAACCCAGCCCGAACTCCAGGCCGGTCGATCCCGCTGGGGCATGGGGTCTGCGCAGCCCATCCCTCCGCAGTCGCAGGGCACGCCGTACGGAGGGCCGCCTTCGCAATCACAGATGAAGTCGGCGCCCGGCTCGCAAGCCGGCGGCGGGCTTCGGGCGTGGGGCGATCTATCGGACCCGAGCGGGCCTGGCTATCAGCCAGGCGGAATGTTCAACCACGCGCCGATTCTCCCTGTCCCTCAACAGCAGCCCTCTCCGGCGGGCGGACAGTCGCCATGGGGCGGCTTCCCTTCCCCGCAGAACAATAACCCCGTCCCGTCCTTTGGTGGCGGGTTCGGTGGCGGAATGCCCGGCGGAGGGTTTGGCGGAAGCTGGGCTCCTCCTCCTAGCCGGCCAAACGTACCTCCCGGGTGGCAGCCGGCCTCGCCTGGTGGTGGACAGCGTGCCTGGCAGCAGCAGCACCAGCAGGCAGTGGCATCGCCCGCCAATCAGCGATGGCTTGGCAGCATGACGCCCGCGAATCGCCAGATCTATTCACTGTTGCAGGGCCTGTACTAGTAGTTGCGTCCGGCTTTGTAATAGTGTAAACTTGTCTACCTACCCCCGAGGTGACAGATGCAGCAGAAGTTCCAGGTTGGCATTGTTACGTTCTCCTACGGCGGTAACGGCGGCATAGCATCGGAACATCCGGACATCCGGGAGTGGATGATTCCCGCTGTCCTGGAGTTGTCCAAGGACGACCGCGTATCCGGCATCCGCGTCTGGAACCTGTCTGACACGCCGATCACCATGACCCGCAATCAGGCGGTCTTGATGGCCCGCGAGTACGGCGTGGACGTTCTGGTCATGGTGGACAGCGACATGAAGCCAGACAAGTACGCCGGGCAGCCGGATGCAAAGCCGTTCATCCAGAGCAGCTTCGACTTCCTGGTCAACCACTACCACAAGGGCCCGTGCTGCATTGGGGCCCCCTACTGTGGGCCGCCTCCGCAGGAGTGCGTGTATGTCTTCAGGTGGAACAACTGGGCATCGGACAACCCGAACCCCGACTTCCAGCTGGAGATGTACGACCGTCACACAGCCGTGAAGATGGCCGGCATCCAGGAGTGTGCCGCCCTGCCTACAGGGCTGATCATGTACGACATGCGGTGCTTCGACCTCACCGAGCCGCGGTGCGATAGCGACAAGCCTTGGTTTTACTATGAGTGGGCGGACAAGTATTGCGCCGCAAAGGCTTCCACCGAGGACGTTACGCAGACCCGCGATCTATCCATGGTCGGCACGCAGAAGCTGGGCTACAGCCCTGTGTACTGCAACTGGGACGCCTGGGCGGGTCACTGGAAGCCGAAGTGCGTCGGCAAGCCGCAAGTCCTGGCGGCCAAGGACATCAGTAACAAAATGAAGCAGTGCTGGGAGGCGAACGTCGATCCCGGCGTGAAGCTGGTCGAACTCGCCAAACCGAACTGGCTGAATGTCAACGTATAAGACCTGCATCCAGTGCGGGACATCGTATCCCGCCACCGCCGAGAACTTTCACAAGTCCAAGGATGGACTGCACGCCCGGTGCCGTCGTTGTCGCAACGACAAGATGAAGGGCGAGCGGAAGCAGGTCCGCAACAAGCGGCTGGCGAAGATTGAGAAGTCGGCCATCGACTCCTTCATCAAAGCCTCTCGCCTTGGCGGGGCCAACATCCCGCACTCGTCGGAACTCCTTGAGATCCTCATGGAGTATTTCGGCGGCGTCCGCGGTTTCGCTAACGCCTACATGAAACAGTTTTACGACTCTCCTGTTGGAGGGGCGTTTCGCACCAAGATGCTGGATTCCCTGGTTCGCCTGGTTGTCGGCAACACGGCCATGGGCGGCGCCAAGAAACCTCTGGAGCTGATGAGCGAAGAGGAGCTGGAGGCCGAGTTGAGACGCCAGGTCTTGGAGGCCGCCATGACCATTAAGAAGGTTGAGGTGATCGATGAAGTTAGTGTGCCAAACCTGCCGCTGGTGGAACTACCAGCCGAAGACCCAGCTCGGGCAGTGTCACCGTTACCCGCCGACCGTCTTGGCGGAGGGGGACTCGCACCCGGTAACGGAGCCGAATGATTGGTGCGGCGAGTGGTCGCATCGGGCGATTTCCCAGATAAACGAGCGTGCGAAAGCATCCGAAGATCCCACAACCGCCGAAGGCTGAAGGGCCAATAGGCGGGCTGACTCAACACGCCCTCACGCAGATGAAGGACGTTCAGGCTGCGCTCACCGAGCGCCGTCTGGAGGCCCTGCGTCTGTACGAGCCCATGCCGAAGCAGGACGAGATTCATGCGTGCATGGCGAGCGAGCGGATCGTAATCGGCGGAAATCGCGCGGGAAAATCATTGTGCGTGGCGGTGGAGGCAGCGCGGGCCGTGACAGGCCAGGATCCGTACGGGAAATACCCCAAGGAGGACGGAACGCTGGTGATTGTTGGCAGGAACTGGCAGCACATCGGCATGGTGATTTACAAAATCCTGTTCCGCCCCGATGCGTTCAAGATCATCCGCGATGAACAGACTGGTGCCTGGAGAGCCTTCCGCTACGGGGTGGACGACGCGCGTAAGCACCTCGCCAAGCCGGCGCCGCCATTGATCCCGCCCCGCATGGTCAAGGAACTGTCCTGGGTTCAGAAGAACGCCCACTACCTCAACAAGGCGGAGCTGACCAACGGATGGACCATCTACTGCTTCTCGTCTGAAGGCGAGCCGCCGCAGGGCTTCAAAACGGACCTTTGCTGGCTGGACGAGGACTTGAACAATGAGGCGTGGGTGGGCGAAATGCAGGCCCGCCTGGCAGACCGCAAGGGCCGGTTTATCTGGTCTGCTATGCCGCACTCCAAGAATGATGCGCTCATCGGCCTGTGCGAGCGTGCCGAGAAGGCGGAGGAGAGCGGCGAGCCCAATCCGATCATCAAGAAGTTCGTCCTGAGATTCCTGGACAACAAGGCCATTGATGACGAAGAGAAGCAGAAGAACCTAGAGCGTTGGGCTGCCCTCGGCCAGGACGAACTGAAGATGCGGGCCGAGGGTGAATTCACCACCCAGTCCACGCTCATGTACCCGACGTTCAATGCGTCGGTCCACATGATGAGCCGCTCAGAACTTCCGGACGGGCAGGTTCCAGCCGAGTGGACGCGGTATGTGGCGATTGACCCCGGCCATGCCGTGATGGCCACGCTGTTCGCCGCAGTGCCGCCGGATGAGCGGTTTATCCTGTTTTATGACGAGCTGTATATTCGCAACTGCAACGCCCTGATCTGGGGTGAGCAGTTCTTCGCCAAGGCCCAGAACCAGTACATCTACGCCGCGATCATGGACATGCACGGCGGCGCCCTGCGTGACCTGGGCTCGGGCCGGCTGCCGCATGAGCTGTACTCCGAAGAACTGAAGAAGCGGAACTTCCGCTTCGCCGTCACGGGGCACCAGTTCCTCCCTGGTTCCGATGACATCCCGGCCCGCACGGCCATGGTGCGTCAGATGATGCACATCCGCGGGGACGGGACGACGAAGTTCAGGATCCTGGAAGGTGGCTGCCCGAACCTTGTCCGTGAGCTGAAGCGGTATCGCAAGAAGACCACCACCGTCAACGGCCAGGTGTACGTGACCGACGAGCCGCAGACGCGCGGTGAGGTCCATGCCTGTCAGACGGCCGAATACCTCTGTGCCTACGAGCCCAAGTACCACAGGCCACCATCCCAGGTTGGGCCCGAGCCCTGGTGGGTGAAGTGGCATGCCAATCGACTGAAGAGACAGCGGAAGTCCGAAGACCCGTGCGTTTTCCTTGCCCCCAATGGGAGTATTAAGAGATGAGTTACGAGATGCCGAAGGCGGAAGTTGGTGAGATCGTCCTGTTCCAGACCCATGAAGGTTCCCCGCATGTGCCGGCGATTGTCTGCAAGGCGTCGGCCCGCACCCTGACCCTGTATGCCATGTCCGGGGAGTCTGGGGTGACCATCAAGCCCTCGGTCCACCATGTGACCGACGAGGGGGTGAACGAGTTCCCCGAGTGGAAGAAGTACGGCTTTTGGGAGCATCGCCCCAAGGATCCGCGTATTTCCCTGCTTTCAGAGCGGATCTCACTCCTGGAGAAGAAGCTGGAGGCCCTAGATCCGAAGAAGGCCAAGTAAGGGCATTAGTCAGTAGGAGACGCCATGCCCGACGAAAATCCGCTGCGCCCCATCGTTAAGCGGTGGATGGAGTGCTTAAAACAGGCCGAAAAGCACAAGAAGGTGTTCTCGGACGACGCCAAGGAGGCCATGGGCTTCTACTCGTCGGACCCGAACGCCATGTGGGCCAACGAGCATGCGCGTGGCGAGCGTGGCTACAACAAGGGGATCGATCCGCCGGCCTTCCGGATGGTGGTCAACCGTGTCTTTGAGGCCGTAACCCTCTTTGGCTCGGTGATCCACCACCGGAACCCGCAGCGGACGGTGACGCCCAAGGAGTACCCGGTCATCGGGCCGGCGCTGCTGGGGGTCCAGCCGCAGCCGCCGATCCCGCAGATGGGCCCCAATGGCCAGCCGATCATCGGGCCGGACGGCCAGCCGGTGATGATGCCAGACCCGATGTTGATGGCCTACCAGCAGGCCGTGGAGCAGCAGGGCTTCCTGTACGAACGGCGGAAGCTGATTGCCAAGCTGCTGGAGGACTACCTCAACTACACGCCCAATGAACTAGACCTGAAGCGGCACACTCGCAAGGTGGTCGATGAGGCGTTCATCAAGGGCGCGGGAGTGTGGTGGCATGAGCTGTACCAGCCGCCCGGCTCGGCGGTGAAGTTGGCCGGGTCATTCTACGACTCCATCGACAACATCGTCTGGGATCCGGACGCCGACGAGTTCGATGACATTCGCTGGGCGGCCCGGAAGCGTGTGCAGCCTATCGATGAAGTGGCAGCCAAGTTCGGCCTGTCCCGCGATGATCTGAAGGGTCACATCGAATCCTATTCCACCAGGGCCGAGCAGGGCGAGCGGGGCTACGAACACAAGAAGCGTACCGGCAAGACGAACGACCTGATCTGCTACTGGGAGATCTACTCCAAGACAGGCTTCGGGGACCGTCTCAAGGACGCCGACCAGGACTTGCGTGGCAAGTTCGATGCTCTTGGGCCGAACTGCTACATCGTCGTTGCCGAGGGCGTGGACTTCCCGCTCAACGCCCCGCCGGCCATGTTGCAGGAGGAGGTGGACGAGTCGGGTATTCCGCAGTCCATGTTCATGTCCTGCCAGTGGCCGATCCCATTCTGGGCCGAGCCGAATGGCTGGCCGTTCACGCTCCTGGATTGGCACCGTCAGCCCGGATACTCCTGGCCGGTGAGCCTGATCAAGCCCGGCATCGGGGAACTTCGCTTCATCAACTGGGCGATGTCCTTCCTGGCGACCCGGATTGCCACCTCGTCCCAGACGCTGATCGGCGTGGCCAAGGCTGCGGACCCGGATATCAAGTCGAAGATCCTGGAGAAGAGCGAAGGCGGGTTCAACATCGTTGAAATCTCCGAGGCCGTAGGCCGGTCGGTGAACGATGTGATCTCGGTCTTCCAAATGCCTGGGGTGACCCAGGACATGTACAACATCATCCAGGCCGTCACGGAGATGTTCGACCGCCGAGTAGGGTTGACCGAACTCATCTACGGCATGACCAGAAGTTCCTTCAGAAGTGCAGCTGAGGCTGCCGTGAAGAGCGAGCAGATTTCGGTGCGGCCCGACGATTACGCAAATACGTTGGAGGACCGTCTCTCGGAGGTCGCCCGCAAAGAGGCCCTCATGGCCCGGTGGCTGATCTACCCGCAGGATGTCGAACCGCTCCTTGGTCCTTTGGCTGCGCAAGCCTGGGGCATGCACGTTCAGAACGAGGCCCCGGACAACATCGTCCGGGAGTATTCGTACCGCGTGGAAGCAGGCTCGGCCCGCAAGCCGAACATCGCCACCAAGACCGAGAACCTGAACAACTTCATGCAGATCATCGGCCCCGTGGCCCAGGGCATGATGCAGGCTGGCCAGCCGGAAGTCTTCAACGCCATGCTCGCCACCTGGGGCAAGGTCAACCAGATGGACGTTTCCGAGTTCTTGGTCCCACCGCCGCCGCCTCCGCCGCCCATGCCACCGCCCGGCCCACCTCCAGGCCCAGAAGGCCAGCAAGCACCCCCAGAGGGGCCTCCGGCCCAATAGTCTTATATGATCCCCAAAACAGTTACAGACCGTGGCTCTGAGGCTATCGACGCTTACAAGGCCGCCCTGCCCTACGGGGAACGCTGGGCGGAAATGGTGGCCCTGAAGTGCCCCCCGGGAACCAAGGGCTCGGAGCGGGCGTTCTTGGAAGGCCGGCAGAACAACCAGCAGTTCGACAGCCTGCCCAAGCGCCAGGCCAAGTACATGATCCGGGAGGCCAAGCAGGCCGGGATCAATCCATCTGGCAAGTATTACTGTGCGGGGATCGCAGACGGCCGTGGCTGGCGAGATCCGGCCGCCTGGGTCAGCAGCAACGACGATGTACTGAAGGTGGCCAAGGCCCGCCGGATGACCGTCTCGGGGAGCGTGAACTACGACCCCGGCCCGGCCCCGCCGCAGCGCAAACTGTTGGCTGAATCCATCATTCAGGATGAGGTTCGCAAAGAGAAGCGAAAGAACCCGTCCGCCAAGGCGAGCGACCTGCGGGCCAAAGTCATTGAGAAGCATGCGTACAGAGCGAAAGGACGAGGAGTATGAACGAAATCGCCAGGCACTTCAGCCCCGGAACCGTGATCACGGCCAACAGTTCGGCCGCGACCACCTCGGGCCAGTTCCCGTTCGGCCGGTTTGGCGGGGCGTGCGTGATGATTGCCAACACCAATGGCGCCACGCAGATCAACTGGTTCGGGACGGTCAATCCTGCCGTGACGCCCCGACAGATCTACGCCGATGGCGCGGCTGTGGCCACCGCGCTGACGGTCGGCATTCACCCCGTCCCGGATGCCTGCTTCGCGGTCCACCATGTGGTCCCAGTCATCACTGGTGCGGCCACCTGTGCCATGACCGTCATGGCCAAGGGGTAGACGATGTTGGGCGAGACTCAACGCGAGATCAGCAAGGCGATTACCGAGCAGACGAAACTGCTCTACGCCTTGCAGCCGAAGGTGGCTGCGGCACACGGCGTGGAAGAGGGAAGGAACTGACCGCATGCCGATGAATCCCCGCACCCTGCGTCCCGGCAGCACCTTCACGCCCCGCTCCATCTCTGGCCTTGCCCTCTGGCTTGACGCTGCTGACACCTCGTCGCTCTACACCACCGACGCTGGGCCGGTGACTCCGGTGTCGGCACCTACGGAGATCAGTGGGTGCGTGGGGTGGTGGGATGCGAGCGATGCGGCCACGCTGTTTGCGGCTGACACCGGCACCACTCTGGCGACAACGACTGTTGGGCGGTGGGCAAACAAGGGGACGCTTGGGAGCGCAGCCGACCTCTTGCAGGCGAATTCATCGGCACGCCCCGCAATCAACGTCGCCACAAGAAACGGAACTCGCGTCCTATCGTTCGATGGCGTCAACGACGCTATGCAGCGTTCCTTCACGCTGGCGCAGCCCTGCACGCTCCTCATGGTGTTCTCGTATTCAGCGCCGTTCACCGCTGCGACAACGCTCATGGACGGTGCGGGAACGGGGAACACGCTGCGACTCGCCCCGACCGGACCTAACAGCGCGACCTTTACAACAGGCGGCGGCAACGGGTTGCAGTTGAACATGGGTGCGTGGGGGGCGTTCAATGCCTGGCAGCAGGCTTCGTTCGTAGCCAACAGCGGCACGTCTTCGGTCTACCGCGACGGCCCGCTGACCTCCGGCGGAACCGGCACTACGTCCGCAGTCACAAACCCAAACGGACTGACGCTTGCCATGTGGGGCAGCGGCGGGACGCAGTGGGCTGGGGTGCAGATCGCAGAGGTGGTGGCCTTCAACACCGCCCTCTCCACCACCGACCGCGCCCGCGTCGAAGCCTACCTCGCGGCGAAGTGGGGGATCACCGGAGTCCACAGGGCCGTACCGGACGAGTTGAAGGCGGTCGCGGCACCTACAGAGATCGGCGGGTGCGCGGGCTGGTGGGATGGCTCTCGCACAGACAAGATGTTTGATGCCGCAAGTGGCGGCAATCCTGTCGCCAACGGAGGCACCGTCCGGCGGCTGGAGGACTTGAGCGGCAACGGCAAACACCTCACGCAAGATAATACATCTGTGGCGCCGCTTCGCCTTGATGGAGGCCAGAGCGGGCGCACTGTTCTGTCATGCGGCGGATCAAGGGCAATGAGCGCGGGAACGGCAAGCGACTGGAACTTCCTGCACAACTCTCAAGGCGGGACTGTGTTTGCGGTCGTCAAGCCATTCGCTACGCCAGACCCGAACAACTTCGCGTCTCTGGTGAGAACAAACCTCAACTCAACCGCCCAGGTCGGCGTTTCCGTCCTGCTGGACGACAGGAGTCTGTATCCACGCAACAACTACGCAGGCGTGTCAGTGACGGCTGGCGTGTCTGGTCAGTCAGTGGCAACCGTAGAGCGGAACAATCTGTACGACGCTGCAGACCAATTCCAACTGTTCTCCATCCGCCTTGACTGCGGGCAGGCAACGGCAGCAAGCAGAGCGGCGTTGTTTCTGTCGGGCGTGGCTGGCGGCACTACAACGGGAGCAATCGCAGCCTCCTCAAGCAATGCTGCGGAGCCGTTGCTGATTGGCGCCGCGGTGTTCAACTCTCTGGAGGCGATTGCCGAAGTCATCGTCTTCAATACCCCCCTCTCCCCCACCGACCGCGCCCGCGTCGAAAAGTACCTCGCCCAGAAATGGGGCATAGCGAACGTCCCTGACCCGACGCCTCCGGTTGGGTATTGGAGAGACAAGTCTGGGAACAACAGGCACGCCACGCAGGCGACGGGGGCGAGCAGGCCGACAGTTGGGAGCGTTGGAAGCCGGCCGGCACTTGTGTTTGATGCTGCAAATGATGGTTTGTCGCTTGCTTCGGGCATTTCTCTTGGCACAGGCGGCTATAGCGTGTCGGCAGTCTTGAGGCATCAGGGCGGTTTTCAGGTGTTTCTTGAGGGCGGCTCTCTAAGCCCTTATATGAGTTCTGACCCATCTGCCGCTGCTGGTCTTTACCACTATGACGGGCTGGTTGGTGTAAGCGCAGTCGGCGCCATGCCTGCAAGCACCAATACAATCGCATCTTTCTCAATTGCGCCAGCAGACCGCTCTATTTATGCACAAGGCGCGAGGGTTGCAGTTGGTGTAGGCACGTCGCGCTCGGCAACCATTCAGAATATCGGCCGCACCGGGTCTGGTTTCTGGTGGTCCGGGAGAATTGCAGAACTAATCCTGCACACGCGGCAGATCTCTGCCTCCGAACGCCAGCGCATCGAACGCTACCTCGCCGCCAAGTGGGGCATCACCCTCGCCCCGCAAGTCAGCAACGCCGACGCCCAAGACTGGGTGAACCGCGTCTATCAAAACGGCGGCACCGTCTCGTCCACTACGGCGACGGCGGTGAATACGTTCTGCAACGCCATCGACGAGGCAGGCATCCGCGACCGCTTCTACCGTCTCAACCTCTTCTGCGGCACCGGCCTGTCTGCGTGCCTGGTTCCGCTTTATCGCGGGCCGTCGTTTGGTGGGACGCAGTACGGCGGAACGACCGATGCCAACAACGGGCCGTTTGTCAGTGGAGACTACGCGGAGACGGGAGCGAGCGGAGGGCTGACTGGCAACGGCACATCAAAGTATCTGGATACTGGGCTGACGTATGACGCCATGGGCGTGCCATCGACCAACCACATCGGTGTATTCAAGGGCGCTGGGACTTGGAACACCAGCATAGAAATCATCGGAGCAAGAGACGCCGACGACTACTATTACATCCAGGGCCGCGCCCAAGTCGGAGGCGATCACAAGGTTCACGCGTTCAGCGGGCCGGGCGCCTCCGGCGGCAGTTTCATTAACAATGCGACAGTCTCGTCAGCCACTAATTTTTTAGTGGCGTCGCGGAATAGTTCCGCATCGTTTGTCCTTTACCAAAACGCGGCCTCCGTTGCCAGCACATCGTCGGCCGTAACGATTGCCGGCAGCAACAGGCCGTTCCTAGTGTTCATGCGCGAGACAGGCACCGGGCCTAGTTTCATCGGCTGGACCCACCGACTGCTCGGATATTCGTTTGGACTGGGCATGAGTGCAGCGCAGGTGTCGGCCTACAATTCGGCAATGCAGGCGTTGCAGACCTCCCTGAGTCGTAACGTATGACGCTCTCCGACCTCACCATCCCGATCTCCTACGCCGACGCCAAAGAATTGGCGCTGGTCTTCACGCCGCAACTCGCCGCGAGGCTCGCGGAACTCCACGCGGAACACGGCACCACCAACTGCGTGCCGATGCCTCGCGTCTTGACGGACGGCAGGCTCATGCTCTGTGCCGATGTGCTGACTGAAGTCGGGCCGGGCGGATTGCTCCATGCAATGTGGATCCACGCCGACCAAGCGGCGCTGCTGCCAGCGGTGGAGGTGATCCCTTGGGACGAGGCGGTGGCGCTGCTGCCGCCAGACCCGCCGATGCCGGTGGAGGGGGAGTGATGGGCTATCTGACGATGTTTGACCTAGTAGAATCCCTGATCGTCTCCTCCTACGGCGGGCCGCAGGATGCCGAGCAGCGCGACATTCGCTCCGCCATTCACAAGGCGTACAACGAGCTGACGACCATCCGTGACTGGGCCTACTACCATGTCCATGGCCGGATCGTCACCAGCCCGGCCTATTCCACTGGGACGGTCGCCATCACCTCTGGCTCCGTGACCCTCACCGGGGGCTCGTTTGCCACCGCGGGAGTGACGGCGGATAACGCCAAATACTGGACCCTCCGCACGGGCGACCGTTCGTATCCGATTGGATCGTATTCCAGTGCCACGGCCGTGACGCTGGAGTCAGCCTTCTCGGGCATCGATGTTGCATCGGGCTCGCCGTACACGTTGTTCCGCACCGTCTACCCGCTGCCGGCCGACTTCCGGAACATGGACGAGCCGAGCGACGAGTTCAACTGGTGGTCTGGCCTGTATGTGACTCCCGATGAGGCGATGAAGATCGAACGGGTCAGCAACTCGTCCGGTGAGCCGTACCACTGGACGCTGATCAAAGACCCGCACGGTGCCAATTGGGCCATCAAACTGGTGGGCTGGCCGACCGCCAAAGAAACCCTGGACTTCACCTACCGTCGCACGGCCAGGCCGATTCGCTATTCAGGGCATGAGGCGGCTTTACGACAGGGGACGGTTTCGCAGATTGGCAGTTCTGCTGCTGGTTCTGGCACGGCTTTCTCTCCGGCCATGGTGGGATCCATTCTCCGGGTTGGCGATGCCATAAACTCTCCAGGCCCGATTGAATCGCTCACCCCATGGACTTCCGAGAGCCGGATTGAGGCTGTCAGTTCTTCCACGGCCATGGTCACCGAGGACGCCGGGGCATTTGCTACATCCGCTAAGTATCTGATCACAGATCCCATCGACGTTGCCCCGCACATGCAGTCGGCCGTGGAGTCCTGTTGCGACTACTGGCTGGCTCGCATCCGTGGCCAGGGTGAAGACAAGGCATTCCAGATGTACCAGCGTGACCTGCGGATGGCGATGGAGCAGGACCAGCTCGCGCCGCTCTCGGGCCGCAGCCGGAACATCTACCATGATGGAGGCTGGCGCGCTCCGCTGCGGCCAGATCAGGGATGATCACCATTGAGAAGTGGTCTGGCCTGATTACGGCGGCTTCCCCGTACGCCCTGCCTGGGGGCGCGTGCGTGGAGCAGAACAACATCCAGTGCCTTCAGCCTGGCCAGATTCAGCCGCGCAAGGGGTACGTTGGCGTCGGCGTAAATGCGCCCGGGCCGGTGACCTCTGCCGTTCGCTACTCAGCTGGCTCCATGGACCGGATCGTCCTGCTGGCCGGGACTTCGCTCTACATCTTCACGCCGTAAATGTCATACACGCAAATCCAAGGCGTTTCTTTTGCTGCCGCCCAGCCGGTGAGCATTCTGCCGGCCGCAAATGGTCGCATCTATGCGGTCAATGGGCTGGCACGCGGGGCGGCGTACTTTGGCGGAACGACAGCCTACAGCATTGGCATTACCGCGGCTGCCTCCATTAGCGTTGCCACCCAGGCGTCTCCTCTTTTTCACTATGTATCGTCGGTCGAAATACAGAACGGCGGGCAGAACTACTTTCGGTGTCCGGCCGTCACCATTGCGGGAGTGACTCGCCCCAAGGCAGAACTTGCCGGAGCGGAGGTTGCGAGGGTGGTGGTCACCACTTCAGCGACCACGCACACGCGGTCGCCGGACGTTCTCTTCTCAGACGGTCAGGCGTCTGGGGCGACTGCAGCGCCTGTCATGCGAGGCCAGGTGGCTGGTGTTCATGTGGGGATTGGCGGCTACTATAGCGCTCCGCCTGCCGTCACCTTCGCCGCTGCATCTGGAGTGACAACGTCCCGCACAGCCGTGGGCCGCGCCATCCTGGATTTCAGTGACGGGCTGCGTTCCGGCACTGTTCCGGTTGGCCGAATGACATCAGTTGTGGTCGCGGACAGTGGCGAATACATGCACAGCGGCAGTGTCATAACACCAGTGACTGCCAGCGTGACCGGCAGCCCGGTATTTGGCGGCAACCCGTTCGTCACGCCAGAGTATTCAGCCACGGTCGATGCCGTGACCGTGGTTAGCGGCGGCACTAGCTATTCATCCGGTCCCAGGGTGTCCTTTATCTCCCACGGCCCGAAGCGTGCTGGCGGTGGAGCGGCAGCTGTCGCTGGCGTCACTGGCGGCCAGGTAGATTCCGTGACGATGACTGCGTTCGGCTCCGGGTACGACGGCCGCGTGACCGCGGCCCTGACGAACGAGCCGGCGAAGGCAGCCGCCATCATCACTCCACGGCTGCTCGGGAAATACCTGTGCGCGATCCGCTATATCGATGCCAGCGGCGTGACCGGGAATCTCTGCGACCTTCGGGAGGTCAATTGCGAGGACGGCGCCAGTTCGCTTGCGTGGACGCTTCCGGGGGCGGTCGCCAAGGAGCCGCGAGTGGTGTCGATGGAACTGTGGCGGACCACCAGCGACCAGGCGATCACGCTGTACCGCGTGGCCACGGTTGCCGCAAGCGCCACCTCCCACACTGATTCACTGACCGACTCCATGCTTCTAGACAGCACGCGGGCGGCTTATGGCGAACTGCCGATCCTCACGCCGGAGGGCTACCCGAACGCCAATCGATTCGGCGTGCCGCCCAGCAACTTCGCCACCATCTGCATGTTTGCCGACCGGGCGTGGTTTGCGGTGGACGAGTCTGGGGCAGAGCCCCGCACGCTGTACTTCTCGGAGGTCGGTGAGCCAGAAAGCGTGCCGCCAGAGTATCAGGTGGTTCTACAGACCGCTGGCCGCGAATCAGACCGCATCACGGGACTCATCCCCACAGACGGCGTTCTGTACGTCTGCCAGCAGCGGTCAGTAGTTCGGCTGACTGTGTCCGGGCACCCGCTGGAGTCCGCGGCAGCCACTCCGGTCATTGATCGCGGACTGCTGAATGACCGATGTTGGGACAAGTACGAAGGCGTGGCGTACGTGGCGGACGCCGTGGGCCTGTACGCCTTTGACGGCAGCACATCGAAGCCGATCTCCGATTCGATCAAGGATTTCTGGACGGCTCCTCGCATCGACTTCACTCGGTCGAAATCCTTCTACGTTCGCGTCCATCCGCTGGAACAGGTGGTGCGGTTCCACTATGTCCCAACAGGATCGTCGTCCACATCCCCGACCGCGGCGTTGTGCTACTCGCTCGTTACGCAGGCGTGGTGGACAGAGTCCTACGCCGACGATCTGCGCTGCACGGTCCTGCTGTACAACGGCGCTCGCGCCACCATGTACGCCGGGGGTTTTGATAGAATGTACGAACTTGGGTCTGGCCTGACCGACAACGGCGGTCCCATTCTGTACTCCCTGAAGACAGGGAACATGTCGCTGAACGACGACCCCAAGCGGGGCGTCAGGCTGACGTACACGCCGACCTCTTCGACGCACAACCTTGGCGTGGAGCTGCACTACAACGGCTCTAGCACGCCTCGCCCGAATGCCATTCAGACGAATCCAGGGGCAGGATTTGTGACCACTACGGGCGGCACGCAGGCCACGCTGGACATGGGGGTTCACCGCTCTGCCCTCGGAAGCGCCAGCGGTTTTGCGCAGTTCACGCTTGCCGGCCGGCTGGATGACCGCTCGGCAGGCGCGGACAGGTCGGTGGCCATCCGCATGTCCGGCTCGCAGTCTGGTGGCATCGCTGGACCGGCCATTCACCGCGTGCAAATTGATGGTGTGGGATGAGCGCCGCATTGTTGCAGGCCCTCATCGCAGCCGGCTTTCGCCCGGCAGACGCTGGCCGGGTGACGCTCGCGGTGGAGGGGATGGTCGGGAAGGGGCCGGCGACCACGGCGGCCATCAACAGCCAGTTCTCCCGTCCGCCTGGGGTTGGCTATCAGCCAGTGTCTGGGAAGAAAGACACGTTTGCCCTGTACGCCTCGGCGCCCCAGACGAATCTGAGGGACGCCGCGAGCGGCACCACCTTCGGTCCAGGCGGTGGGGCGTTGGGCGTTAACGGCGTCTCGGTATTCGACGGGGACATTTATTGCAGCTCCACGGCAGCCGTCGAAAACCTCATAGTGCGTGGCGATGCGGATGTGGCTGACGGGCTTGAGGCCCGCAACATGGTCGCCTCCCGGACGCTGGCTGTCGGGACAGCGATGGGCGTTTCCCAGGAGGCCGTAACGGTGACGGTGCCGCTGGTGGCGGCATCGACCCTGTCGGTCGCCGGCTCCAGCACGCTGAACGTCCAGACCACACTCACGGGCCGCATTGATATCCAGGGGCAGGTGTTTTGGCAGGGTGCCCAAAACCCAGCAGTTGTGAACCTGCTGACGGCGGCCGTCCCCAATAACGACAACACCGTCACGCTTTTCCCCAATGCCGTCACCGTCCTGTCCAACCACGGCCAGGGGGCTCCAACCAAGCTGAAATACGAGTTTATCCCGACAACCAAATCCATCACCTACGTTACAAAAGCTGTTTTTGACCATGAAACGTGCAGTATCACCACCACAACGGAGACGATTGATGTGGTTACGGCCGTGAAAGTCGATGATGTGTGGAAGGCCGGGGACGTAAAAGTCAGTTTTACGGATCCGTGACTCCGGGCTAGCGGACACTATTCAGTAGGAGGCCATCAGAGTGTTCAATTTCCAGGGTACTGGCAGACCGCTGCTTAACACGCCATCCGCTGGCTTGAATAACGCCTTCCAGGGATTCGCCAATTACGGCGGCCCCAAGGATGCGCTCGGCATGGCCTTTTACCCCATGCTGTTCGACGGCCTCAAGGACTCATTTGGGCGGGCCGCGCAACGGCCCGCTGGAGAAGCGTGGCTTAAAACACAAACGCCCGACAACCAGAGAGCCTGGCGTTTAATGATGGGTTACTAGAAAAGGGAGATAGCGATGGATCTTTCGGGAATGATTGGTTCCATCTACAACACCAATATGCAGCTGCCGCTGCAATATGGGAACATGTACAACAACATGTACAATCCCATGTACGGCTACGGCCAGTCGCAGGCCGGCAACATGGCCCAGCTTGGTGGCCAGGCGATGGGCCTGTACGGCAATCTCGCCGGCCAGCAGGCCAGCATGTACCAGTCTGAGCTGCCGTTCCAGATGCAGCAGCAGCAGTGGAACGCGCTTGCTCCTGTCCTTGGCGGCCTGCTTGGCCAGTTCGGTATGGGCGGCGGGGCGTCGATCAGCCCGATCAACATGTCATTCAATCGGCCGAATGTCATGTCGGGCTACCAGGGCGCCGTTGGTAACGCCTACAGCAACGCCCGCGGCTACGACGGCTGGATGCAAAATAACTTCACGCAGCATTCTGGCATGATGCCGCAGATGCCGCAGCCGCAAGGCGGCGGTGGCGGCCAGACGTTCGGTGGCTATGTTCCGCAGAACCCGCCGCCGGCAGGAGCTTCCGCTTCCAAGCCGAAGGGCGGTTCGGCGAGCTCGGGGCCGATTAAACAGCTCTTCTAGAGAGTTGCGTTATGCAAGGGTATCAATCCAATCCCGCTTACCTCGGAGCCGCCTGGGCTGGACAGGCGAACCAACGACGCAAGCAGGCTCAGTCCTACGGCCAGATGGCGTCCCAGAACGCTGCGCAGCAGAGCCAGTACAACCTGGCGAATGCGCAGTTCCAAGGCCAGCAGGGGGCGAACCAGATGCGTCAGCGGGACAGCATGTTTCGCTTTGGAATTAACGCCCTGACTGGATTGATGAGGTAACGCATGGCCTTCGGGGGTTGGGGCGCGCCACCGTCGATCTCGGCGCGTGACACAAACGCTGTCGCCAACAACCTGATGGCCACTGGGGCCCAGGCTGGGGCGTCTCGTTCGTATGCGGGCGCCGGCCTGTCCAGGGGCCGCGGTCAGGTGGCAATGGACCAGAATCGGGCGGCGCTGGCGCGTGCCAACGCTTCCAACGAAGCACAGGGCGTCCGTGACGAAGACGCCATGTCGAACCAGGCGATGCGAGATCGGTATAGGTTTGGCGCTCTGAACGAGCGCCTGCAATACAACTCGCTTGCCGAGCAGGACAAGATGAATCGATGGGACTCTCGGTTCGGAAATCTCACCACTGCATGGGGTGCCCTTGCCGGGCTCCTGCGGTAGCAAACACTCTCGGGGCTTATGGGATGAAGATGGACTTTGATCTCCGCGATCTGAACCGTGGCGCCCTGGAGCGCATGGTGAAGCAACTCCTGGTCGCCAAAGACGGCGACGAGAAGAAGATCCTGGACAAGCTCCAGCAGCGGGCCGAGAAGAACGACCTGGCCGACCTGGACGAGGAGATGCACGGCAAGCCGAACACTCCCGAGGTGACTGAAGACGACCTCCCCGGCGACGGCGAGCTGGCCGACCTCCCGAAGAAGAAGGCGAAGAAGAATGTCTAAAGGTAAAGCCAGGGGCTTTGAGGCTCTGATGGGGTGGCTGTCTGGCCGGGGCATTGACCCTGATCAGGCCGAGTCGCTGCTCCGCTCGCTGCCGAACGTGGATAGCATGACGCCCACTGACCTTCAGCGTGTCATCGATCAGATGAACGCTCCTGCGCCAAGGGCCAGGATGGAAAGCCCTGTCAGTTTGGAAGAGCGCGTCGTCGGAAACCCAGAGACGGGCCTTCGGAGAGATGGGCGGTTCCGTGAGTGGTTTGAGGAGCATGATCCAGAGTTCGCCGCGCGCATGGACAGCGCGTCGGCAGAAGAGATCATGGACAGGTACGGCAAACAGGTGTGGGCGGCGGATAACGTCCGGCGTGGTGCGCCTCGCAAGTCGCCGGCTCGGGTCATGGACACGCCCGTCGCTTCTGTTCCTCCTCCGCAGGGACCAGTGCGGCAGATGGAGCTTCCGCTCGGGCCAGGGGCTCCTGAACCGAATATCCGGGAACTGCTCGGCCCGTCGCAGCGGACGCCGCAAACGCCACAGGAGCAGATCGCCTCCCAGTTCGACGCCGTCACTGGCAACCTGGGCCGCGACCCGTTCTCGGCTCCGCGTTCACCGCAGCCACCGCGGCGACCGACTGCCGCCATGCAGCCAGACGATTTCACTCAGCGACTGGCCGATGGTAGAACGCAAGCATGGGGCGGCGGAGACGCGGACGAGTACGTTGACTGGCTTACGGGGCAGCGGGTTCGCCGTCCAGGGGCTTCGCCTCCGCCAGCCGCCGACGAGTTGATCGATGGCCCGTCTCCCGGCATGCGGGCAAGCCAGCCCGAGGTGCCTCGGCCGGTCGATGACGGCCCCAAGATGCCATGGGGATCCCTGGCCGGCGGTCTTGGTCTTGGCCTGGGCCTCAGTCAGATGATGCCCGAGGACGCCTTTAAGACTCCTCCTGCAAGCGGTGCCACTCCCAAGAACTCAACCACCGCTGACCTGGCAGAAGAGTCTCGCCCGGCACCGAAGGTTGAGGTCACCGAGGAAACCCCGCAGCCGTCCGTCAAGCAGGGGCCGCCGGACTACTCCGCCCAGGCCCGGCAGTTGATCGCCAGGGCCAACGACATTCAGCGGCAGGCTGGCCGGCAGACTCCGGAATCCATTGCTCTGATCAACCAGGCGAACCGGCTGTACGAGATGGCCGCCGAGGGCCGCCGGAACGGATCGCAACCTGCGATAATGCCGGTGGAGCAGCAGAACCAGCAGACCAGCTCCATCCAGCGGAATGCCCAGGAGCAGGTCGCCCAGAACCAGGGCACGGACTACCGCAGCCAGGCTCGCCGGATGATGGCCGAGCTGAACATTCGCTCCTCGCAGGGCAATATCTCTTCAGCGGAGTATTCCGCTATGAAGCGGCGAATCGATGAGCTGTTCGCCCTGGCCGACCGAGAGGACAACGCCCGTCGCAATCCAAGCGACCGTCGCCCGAATACTGGCGGCGGCATGGGGCGGGCGCAGTTGATCGGCAAGCCAAAGCGAGGGCCGGAACTCATCGGCCCGACTCCTGGATACCAAAAGCGACGGTCGCCTAGCACTACGTGAGGTTTTATGGTCTTCACCACCACCCGTGAGTACAACGTGGAGGGCGCCCCGTCCACGCCGCTTGGCATCGATCCGCTGGCAGGCAAGCCGATCCTGCGTGAGGATCTGAACAACGCCGCCATGGAGCGGCTGGTGCAGCAGTACGTGGCGGCCGGCATGCCCGAGCCCCAGGCCCGCCGGCTTGCGGCCAATCAGGTCAAGATGTACGGCCCGCAGGGTGCGTCCGGACTGGCCGACGAACATGCCAATGACCCTGCTGGCGTAAAGGAATCAGCCGCCGCCATTGCCGAGGATGACCGTCGCCACGCCCAGATGAAGGCCGACTACGACCGGGCCACTGGACTGGGGCCGGCGTCTCCCGAGCTTGAGGCTCAGTTTGCCGACAGCGAGCGGTACTCCGCCGAGCAGGGGCGTCTCCGCCGGGCAGGGCTGCACTCCCAGACTCCCGTGGATCCAGGGACGCCCGAGCAGCAGGCCAGCTGGAATCAGTTCCTAGAGGACAATCCCGATGAGATGCGGCGATACCGGCCGCAGGTGGCCGCCGAGCGTGAGCAGGCAGTACGTGCAGGCGAGGAAACGGCTCACGCCGCGATGCTGGACCAGAAGTATGGGCCCGGCGTTGGTGCCAAGTACCTTGAGGCCAAGTCGCAAGGGCGATCTGTTGGTACGGATGTGATTCCTGTGCCCACGTACTCCGACGACGAAATGGCCCAGCGGCGTGAGGCAGCGGCGGCAAGCAATGACATCCGACTTCGCAGGCGGCTGATAGCCGCAGCAGGTTATGAGCCCGACCCCGGCGAGGAAGTGTCGCTGGATGACATGAGGACACGCATTGCCATTCGCAAGCAGGCTGATAGGGAGGCCCGCGAGCGGCAGTGGAAGGCGCAGGTGATGCTGCGAGCCGGCAACCGCGTTGGCGCCCTTGGCACTGAGGGCCTGGACGACTGGCAGCGAGCCGCCATTGCCGGAGGCCCGACGCCGCTGGCCGTTGAGGCGGCGAGGGCTGCGCGGCAGAGCCCTGACAACGACGTTCGCCTGAAGGGGATTGAGGCTCAGATCGCAGCCGCCAATGCGGATCGCGAGGCGCGGGCCAATGAGTTCAGGGCCACAATGGCGAGGCAGGAGGCGGAAGCCAAGGAGCGGGCGAAGCAATTCGACGCCTCGCAGACGCTAGCCATGACACGCATGACTGAGGAGGGCAAGCGGCAAGAAGCGGCCATTGCGGCACAGCTCGCGAACAGCGGGCGTGAGTGGGACGCCAGGATGAAGATGAACACCGAGAATGCCGATGCCGAGCGGCAGAAGGCCGACGCCGCGGCCCTGAAAATTAACGAGCAAATTCGCATGGCGGAGGAGGCTCGCGCTAAGGCCGAGAGAGAGAAGGAGATCATGGCCTGGGAGTCGCAGTACGGCCCTGGCGCCAGGCATATTGTAGACGGGGCATACGATACACCGGAGGCACAGGAGTCGCTGGAGGCCATGGCCGCTGCGGCTGACAAGAGCTGGACTGGGTTCTACAACTCGGACGCTGTTCGCCTAGACGCAACGCTTCAGCGGCTTGGCATTGCTGACCCGTCCGTACGAAAGAGGCTTGTGAACGAATACGGCCTCGGCCCCATGTCGGCCTCGGGGCCGGGCGGGAGATCTGGGCCAGTCTCTATGTTCGCTAACTGGTTGTACGGAGCGCCCCGCTACTCGCAGGTGCCCACCCCAGCCCGTTAAGCCTCGCAGAAACTCGCATGGCCGCATCGCCACTCTTCGACCTCTACGATCCGTACGGCCTGTTGCAAGACCAGGCCAGGATGGGGCTTCTTCCATCCGACGACCCAGACGAAGAATTGCGGCGGCGGGCAACCGTTGCCGACCTCATGCCGCAGGAGCAGCAAAGCTCCATGCTCGGCAAGTTGGCCGAAATGGGAACCTCTGGACTCGCCGGGCTGGGGTGGATCCTGGACACGCCTGGTGCCATGGTTCGCGGTCTCTTATCCGAGGGGCCCGGCAAGGCCATCTCGGCCCTCTGGGACACAAGCGATGAGCGTGTAACCGGCCGCGAGCTGGCGCGTCAGTATGGGATGGCGTCCAACAAGGATAACTGGTGGAATTTTGGCGGCGGGCTTGCGGCCGAGGTTTTGCTAGATCCGCTGACGTACATGTCGTTCGGCGCCAATCAGCTTCTGGGCGCCCCGGCCAAGACGCTCGCCGGGCGTGCGGCCCAGAAGGCCGGCATGATGGGCCACATGGACGACTATGCCCGCGCCGCAGGCGTTGGTCCTCGGGTTGCAGCCCGTAACGCCACCGCCGACGAACTGCTTAAGCTCATGCCCGCGGACGCCGCCGCTGCGGCTCGCCAGCGGTTCGTAGCAGACATGGGCGAAGAAGCATTGACAGCCCCGCTCGCACGCATGAATCGCATCGGCCTCCCTGGCATGACGCAGGGTGCGACTGATCTCTTTGGGCAGACGATAGGTGACGCCACCGCCAAGTGGGCTGACGAGGCCGGCGACAGTCTGATGCGTAACGACATCACCGGGCCTGTCCTTCGCCGGCTCAATGCTGCCGTTGGTGACGCAGACGTTCTCGGCATGACCGACTACGACCGGCAGCTAGAGGCCAAGGAGCTGTCGTCCCTTCGGCGGAGGCGAGCGGCGGCCGACAGACGCACGCTGGCCGATTTGCAAATGCGTGCAGAGAACGTGCTGCGTGGCGAGGGCCGGTCCCTGGGCGAGCTGGACCTCTCGCGCGGCCTGCGGTCGGCCCTGGAGCTGGGGCCAGAAAGCATCGCTGACGACACTGCCGAGCTTCTGTCTCGCCCAGGCGTCCAGGATGTCACGGACTTTTGGGACGCCTACAGAGACGCCACTCCAGATCGTCGCAGGGGGCTGGGGCTTCCCATCGAAGAGTGGCAGTCCAGGGCAGGAACGCAGTTTGTGCCTCGGCAGCAGGTCGGGTTCGATGTCCCGCAGCGGCCAGAGTGGCCGGCTGGCGTGGTCCCGCCTGAGAGGATCAAGCAGCAGTACAGCCGCGGCAATCGGCGGGTCAATTTCAGCGAGAATCTTGGGCGGCGGCGGCGGGACTACACCGATGCGGTGGGTGGCACCGACACTCTTGACAGGCTGTCCTTGGACCCTGAAGTCCAAAAGGCTTTACGCGAGGCCGCGAATCCGGACGCTCGGCTGCTGCTGGAGGACTGGGCGGCCCGCAACTTGGACATCGGAGACGGCGGCCTGTATGGGTGGGTGGATGAGCTGGACACGCGAGCCCAAGACCAGATCGACTCCCTGACAGCCGAGATGAATCGGCTTACCGAGCGTGCCGGCGGACCGACGAGGCGCACCCAGCAGCTCCAGGAGCAGATCGATGCCATGCGTGCCGATCTACCGGGCGAGCCGCAGTACCTGCACAAGGCCCCGCCGCTCGCTGCCGACCACCCGCTCGCCGCGCAGCAAGCTGAATTGTCGAAGCAATTGGCGGCGGCCCAGCGCGGCGGCGAGCTGCATAGGGTCGGGGAGCTGAAGCGTCAATTGGACTCGGTTGTCGCCCAGATTCCAGACGCCGAGCGCGACGCTTGGAAGGACTCGCTGTACACCAAGCTCGCTGACTTCACTCGGGCGATGGATCCGCAGCACGCCAAGACGGGCGTGCCGATCTTTGGCCAAAACACATTCCAGGAGATCTCTCGCTACGTTCAAAGCGGCGGGCGACTTGAGACAGACGCCGACTTCATGCTTAACCTGCTAAAAAAGCAGGCGGCGGATGTCGGTGTGGATGATGTGATCGGCAACGTCAACTACACGCCGGCTGAGACGCTGACGCGACTGGGGCTTACGGGCGAGGATGCCTTGAAAGTCCTGGAGAAAAGGGTCGGCCGTCCTCTGGCCAACGTCTCGTTCCCGAAGAAGTTCGTTGACGACTGGTCCCGTGTGGTTGAGCGAGGCCAGGTAGCGCCAGAACTCAACCCCATCCTTGAGGCTGGAGACAACTTCCTCAAGACGTTCAAGACGCTCGCTCTGGCATGGCCCTCCCGGTACTCCCGAGACGCATACTCCGGTGCGTTTGCGGCAGCCATGCGGAACTCGTTTAATCCCGTGGACTGGTATGTAGGGACACAGCTGCGTAAGGGAAACTACGACCCGCTGGTCAAGCCGATGCTAGGTGGGCTGATTCCGCCCAGGCTGGCGGGCGCGCCTGAGTACGCCGAACTGCTGAAGGCCAATCCCGATGAGGCCGTGCGGCGGTTTCTGCTGGATGCCGGCGAGCAGGGCATGGGGTCTGGCACGGTGTCGAACGAGCTGGCCGATGCTGCTGCCAATGCGCAGATGCGTGAGCTGTATCCGGGCGCAGCCAATCCGCAATGGTCAGAGGTCGGGCGTCGGTTCTACAACCCGGATCGCACCTGGCGTGAGGCACTGCGGGACTACAACCCGCTTGCCACCCGTGGAGCGTCCGGAAACCGCAATCCGATCCTGGAACTGGCGGACAGGGCTGGCGAAACCACGGACGCCGGCAACCGCTACGGAACGTACCTCAATCAGATCCGCCAAGGGGCTGCGCCAGAAGAGGCGGCACGGGTGGCGAACCTCACCCAGGTCAACTACTCGCCGGACGCCTTTACGAACTTTGAGCGGGATGTGCTGAAACGCATCTTCCCCTTCTATTCGTACACCAGGGGCATTATGCCGTTGATCGGCAGTGAGCTGGTCAACAACCCGGCCGGACTGATGGGCAAGACGACGCGAGCCATTGCTCGCGGGTCCGCGCCGTCTGAGGACAACTTCACGCCGGAGTACCTGCGCCAGAGCGCTTCGATCCCGTTGCCAGAGGGGCTGCCATTGCTGGGCCTTGATCCAGGATCCAACCTCAAGCGATACCTCACCAACATCGACCTGCCGTTTGAAAGCGTGATTAACTTGGTGACTCCGGGTGTCGGCAACAGCACCCTGGAGACGGCCGGTGGCACGCTGCGGAAGACGGCCCTCAACCTCCTTGGTCAGACCAACCCGCTGATCAAGGGGCCGCTGGAACTGTTCACAAACCGGCAGTTCTACTCCGGGCGACAGCTGTCCGACCTGTACTCTGTGCTTGAGCAAACGCTCGGGGCGCCGGGGCGGTTGGCAGAGCAGGTGCTGGTCAATGCCCCGGGCGGGAGTCGGCTCGTCGGCACGTATCGCCAATTGACCGACGACCGCCTGTCGCCGCAGGAGAAGTATTCCAAGCTCCTGTGGAACGCCATGACCGGCCTGAAATTCCAGGACGTTGATCAGGAACGCACGCGGCGTCTCGCCGCCCGGGATACGCTCAATCAGCTCCTGGAAACCACGCCAGGCGTCCGGACCTACGAGAACATCACGGTCCCCGAGGATGTGCTGCGGGGCATGCCGAAAGAGCAGCGGGACATGTACTTGTTGTACAAGATCATTCAAAGCACGGCCGCGAAACAGGCTCGCGAGAAGAAGAAGCAGCAGGCGGCCCTGGATCCGCTCCAGATGCTAGGTGTTCTGAACCAGTTCTAGCGGCGGTGCCGTGGGTTCCTGTCGCTTCTCCTCGGCCAGCAGCAGCCGGTCCACGTAGTACTGCTTCATCCCCGGGCTTCGATGTCCTAAGTGTCCACTGGCGTCCTTGCCGGAAATTTCGCAGTAGGTCGCCCCTGATCGCCGCAAGAACTTAGTGCTTCCCGGCAGGCCGGCAGCATTTCGGATCTGCCGCATCAGGGCCATCACCTTGTCTCGGCAGATCAGGTCGCCAAAGATACGCGGCCCAAGGACAGGCAGCTCGCGGATGGCTGCCAGGGCGTTGTCATCCAGCCAGCACACATGGGGCCACCCAACCTTGTGCTGGCTGGGGCAGAGACGTTGGCCACGGATTTGGTCATGGCGAATCGACAAGAGATCCTCAAGACGCAGGCCGGTGGAGTAGGCCACCAGGATCCACGCCCGTGCCAGCTTGGCTCGCGGGCATTTGCGGCCACCAGTCAGATTCGCGGCTACCGCCAGAAGCGAACGAATTTCCGCATGGCTCCACGCCCTCGGGTTGGGGGGAATCTGCTTGACACGCCGGAGGGGCCGGAGTATACTGGCGTCCACAAGTCGCTCGGAGGCGGCAAAATGCAGCAGACAACGCAGCATTTTTCTGTGGTTGCGAACGGTGGAGGGAGCAAGATGCTTCAACGCCCCAGTCAGGTAGGCGTCGATGCGGTCGGGATGCAAGTCCTCGGCCTGCCAGTCCAGTCGCCGGACGAACACCTCCAGCTGCTCCAGGTAGCCGGGCGATCCTCCCACGCGGTTGTGGTAGAGGCGAGCAAGTGCGAGCAAAGTCATGGCGAAGCCTCCGGCGGGGGGCTTTTTACCCACGCTTGGCAGGTGTTTAAAGCCCCGCAAAATCGCTTTATTCGGAACTTCGGGCAACTAGCTCAGTTGGTTAGCCGCCCGCGACTCCTCGCCCTCTGCGAGCGAGTCGAACCAATCTTAGAGTCGGCCTATCTGGCCTGTCTCGCAGCCCTTCTCTGGCTGCACCAAATGGAACTCTGTCTCGGCCTTCTTGTGGTCGGACAGTTTCGCAAAGCGTTCAGGAGGCTCCGCCCACGGACGGGCTGAAGGATCGGCTGGTTGCCCATGGACGGGCTGTTTTCTCTCTCGGAGGTGTACAGATGAACATCGATGTTTCAAACGGGCCGGTGAAAGTCGTCGGCATGGAGAGCAGTGTCTACTTCTCGCTCAAGCAATTTGACTCGCGGTCTTTTCTGCACGCGGTGAGCAAGGGTGGCGGCGAGGCCCAGCGGTGGCTGGACCAGGGCTACCCCCTGTTCACGGGGAACTCGGCCACCAAGCGGGGCGGCGAGTTTGACGAGATCGTCATGGGGATGTGTGCCGGGAAGACCTTTGATTCCCTGGTCTGCATCGCTCCGGATAAGGTGCTTGGTGCTAACGGATCCCGCAGCACCAAGGCATACAAGGAGTGGGAGGCCGCCCAGACGGGCATCTGCTGTACGGCCGACCAGGCTTGGGTCTATCGCAAGATGATCGAAGCCATGGAGCGGAACAGTGCCGCCAAGGCTCTCATGGACCAGACCTCCGAGACGCAGCTCTCGGTGTTCTGGCAGGAGGTCAACGGACACCTTCTCAAGGTGCGGCCGGACGGCGTGACGCCTGATCTGTGGTGGGATCTCAAGACGACCTCGGCCACCTGGGATCGGCTGTACCGCAGCGTCTTTGACTACGGCTACGCGGAGCAGCAGTGGCTGTACTGCCGTGGGGCGGAGCAGATCGGCTACGAGCCGTTCCGAATGCCGTTCGTCTTCGTTCAGACCATGCCGCCGTATGCGTGCCATGTGTTCTATCTGCCTGACGATTTAGTGGAGGAGGCTGGGCAGCGGTTGCTCAGTGTGATGGAGGAGGTTCGTCTGCGGCGTTCGACCGGCGTCTACATGCCCGCTGATCACGGTGAGATCACGGAGTTGGAGATCCCGGCCTGGGCCCGCGGCAAGCAAGGAGAGGTGGTGATCCTATGACTGACCATAACGACATCCTTGGCCCGAGCAGTTCGCCTGCGACCGGCCAGTTGACCAAGGCCCTGGCAGCCGCCCAGGCCGAGTACCCGGTGGTGAAGTTCGACTCTGCGAACCCGCACTTCAGGAGCAAGTTCGCCAGTTACTCGGCGTGCTGCGAGGCGTTGCGTGGTCCGCTGACGAAGAACGGCATCGCTCTCCCGGACTTCCGGCCGGGGCTGGTGAACGGGCAGTGGATTGTGATGGGCACGCTCCGGCATCTGTCGGGCGAGTACATCACGGCCATCGCTCCGTTGCTCATGGGCAAGTCGGACATGCAGTCCTTCGGGGCTGCCATGACCTACGCCAAGCGGACGCTGCTCATGGCACTGGCTGGCGGGTTCTCTGGCGAGGCGGATGACGACGGGCAGAGTGTGGCACAGTCCGACACTCCGCCGGCCAACCACGCCAAGAGCATGCAGTACGAAGCCGAGGCCAAGAAGGCCATTGCAGAGGCCAAGGATGAGGCCACGGCAAAGAAGCACCTGGATACCGTCCGGCTGCGGGCCAAGGAAAAGGCCGTGGCTCCGGAGGTCTACAAGCGTTGTGAGGCTGAGTTCAACAAGGTCTGGAAACAGGAGGCTTGATCATGGGTTATCAGCGTTTCGTTGCTCTCGGGAATGTCACCAAGGATCCCGAGATTCGGCAGGTCGGTGAGAACGATGTGGCCAAGTTCGGCATTGCCGTCAATGGCTACAAGGACAGCGTGGAGTTCTTCGACTGCGAGTGGTGGAAGCCCAACGGGGCTCTCGGCTACGTGGCCAAGGGAACGCCTGTTCTGGTCGAAGGTGAGTTGCAGACGCAGAAGTGGGAGAAGGACGGCCAGCAGCGCAGCAAGGTTGTGCTGAAGGTCCGGACTCTCCAGCTCTGCGGCAGTAAGTCCAAGGCCGAGCCTGAGTACGCAGGGGATTTTGCCTGAGTCAGTGCGCGCCGCCCGGGGCGGAGAACCTCCGACTCCGCCCCGGGTTTCTCTTTCACACACACAACAGCCATGCAACTGCGTGATTACCAATCCGAGATCGTAGACGCCCACCTGCGTGCGCTTGCAGAAGGGGTGCGGTCTACGCTGACGGGCCTGTTCACCGGAGCGGGGAAGACGGTGGTGTTCACTGAGACGGCCAACCGCATCTCTGGCCGGACGCTCATCCTCGCCCCGCTCCGTGAACTGGTCTGGCAGGCGGTGGACAAGGTGCGCGACATCACGGGCGCTGATCCCGGGATGGAGATGGCGGAGTACCGCTCGCAGGAGGACGAGTGGTGGTCGCCCAAGGTCATCGTCGGCTGCAAGCAGACGCTGATCCGCGGGCGGTACAAGAGGTTCACCGACATCCAGCTAGTGATTGTGGACGAGGCCCACCTTCAGTATTCGCCCGCTTGCCTGGAGATGTTCCGCTGGTTCCAGGACCGCGGGGCCATGGTCGCCGGCTTCACGGCCACGCCATTCCGTATGGACGGGACGGCGATGCGGGACTTCTACGAGCGGGAGATTTGCAACAAGGACATTCAATGGGCCATCGACAACGGCTGGTCGGCTCCGTACGTGTGCAAGCTGGCCCGCGTGCAGGAACTGGACCTGTCTGGCGTGACCGTCTCTGGTGGGGACTTCAACCAGGCCCAGCTCCAGCAGGCGGTGGAGAAGGAGGCCAACCTCCATCGCATTGCTCTGATCACCAAGGAAGAGATGGAGGGGCCGACCGTGGTGTTCACGCCCTCAGTTGCATCGGCCAAGGGGGTCTGCCACTACCTCAACAACAACTACGGAATTTCGTCAGTTTATGTGTACGGAACCCAGCCCGAGGACGAGCGGCAAGATGCTATCCGGAGATTCAAAGCTGGCGAGGCGAAGGTTCTTGTCAATTGCCAAGTGGTGGCAGTCGGCTTCGACTACCCTCCAACCTCCACCCTCATCCTGGGCAGGCCAACAAAGTCCAGGAGCTTCTGGCTTCAGTGCGTTGGCCGAGCCACCCGTCCGCTCCCAGGAGTTGTTGACTACGAAGGCTCTGATCCGGCCGGACGAATCGCCCGCATCGCCGCCTCCGGAAAGCCTCGCTTCAAAATTATCGATTGCACAGACGCCAGCCTTGACCACCGACTTGTCACAGCTGTGGACATGTTCTGCACAGCCGACAAGGAAGTCCGGCAGGTTGTCAAGAAGGCAGCTGCTCAGGCCGCAGAGCCGCTGACGCAGGAGCAGATCGACGCCCTGGCCCAGCAGGAACTGGAGCGTCGGTTGGTCGCCCAGGACATCGAAGCCCGTCGCAGGCGGATGCAGGGCCAGGCCACAGGCCGGCTGTTCTCGGAAGAGGTGCAGATTGGCGCTGGAAGGCGGTGCGTTGGGACATACATGAATCCGCTGAAGGGCAAGTTCGCCGGCCGGACACTTAACACGCTGCCGGATTGGTATCTGCGGTGGGCCGCAGTGAACACCAAGGGCTGGGTGAGCAGCCTGTTTCGCAAGGAGAGGGAGAGACGCAATGCAAAACAAACGGCCTGACGTTCTCTTGGATCGAACGATCCGAGAGGTGATGGACTACTTCGATATCGAACACGTTTTCCCCACTACTTTCATCAAGGAGGAGAAGAAAGATGGTTGGTTTCGCAGAACATGGCGTCGTATTGCGGCATGCTTTGGCTCACGCCGACGAACTGCGTCGGATGTGCCTTGTCAACGGGCAGTCCGCAAGGGATGCGGCGCGTGCGCTAAGACTGGATCCGGAGCAGACTCGCGGTGCAGTCCGCCTGCTCCGAAGGCTGAAGTACGAGCCGTCCCAGGAGAGGCTGGCACTCGTAGTCATGCGTGACTGGGGCCTGGATGACGCAGACATCGCGGAGATTTTCTCCAAGCCGAAGATCTGGGCCGAGGCTGTGCGGTTCCATGCGGACAGGATCAAGGCCAAGGAGCGGATCCCGGCGCGGCTGGAGTTTTTGGACTCCGGACTTCAGTCGGACGATGTCTCGCCTGAAGAGTTGTACAAGCGTGCGGCGGAGCTGCGTGCTGCCGGTGTGATTGAAGGTCGCATGGTTGGCCCGCGGAGCGTGCCCGTGGATATGCGGACCTACTCCTTTTGGAACGATTATGCGTTCATTCCAGTCGGCACTCGCTAACGGCCAAGCGGCCGAGCGCAAGTGGGTTGATGCGATGCGGGCCAAAGGACGGTCGGTCGCGCACGGGAAGAAGATTGTTGTCAAGAAACATTGCAGAAAAACTGGCCATGTCGAAACCCCCGACGCTCTCGGGCTGTTCAGCATTGAGATCAAGGAGCGGAGCCTGGCGTTCGATTCGCCAGAGTCCTACCCCTACGACACCGTGTTTGTTGACGACCTGCGTGGGCTTGGAATGGAGTCTCAGCAAAACCTCATCTACATCTACCTGTCGAAACCGACAGGGAAGTGGGTGTGGCTCACCATCCTGGACCGTGACGAGAGCTGGACAGAGGCCGTTACGTTCGACCGCGGGCGTGGGCATGAGGTGCCGGTCCTCGTCTGCCCGAAGGCGCATCTCCGGCCCGCCGAATCGTTGATCAACCTTTTGTACCCACACGCCTTTTTGGACTTGGTAGATGGACCAACCGAAGCCTTCCTCGCAGGAGGAGGAGAGACTGAAGAGAGAGAACGATACGTTGCGAAAACGCATCCGGACGCTGGAGGCCGAGCTGCAAAGGCTCCAGCAAAGACTCGTAAGCACATGGGGTGACGCCTGATGTTCGGCAAAAAGCAAGTGGTTTGGGAAAACATCCTGAAGTTCCGGACTTTCAACCATGTCATTCGCACATGGGTGGAGCGTGCCGAGCAGGGGCCGTCGCATGCCGAGGACATGGCGGCCATGCAGAACTGGGTGGCGGCCCATCGACAGCGGCTGGACATGCTGCCTGGCGAGGACATTGCCAAGGAGATGGCAGCAGAGTTCCCCAGGATCTCGGCCATCGAAGTGATGAACGGCTATGCGTCCGAAGGTTGCCTCCTGTACCCGAGGTGGCCGTGAGCGATGACATCGTTGATCGGCTGAAGTGGCATCACGCCAACTCGCAGCTCTTGTCGGGCAGGCCGCTGTTCAAAGAGGCGGCGGAAGAGATTGCCATGCTGCGAGAGTTGCGGAAAACGTGTGGCGAATCTTGGATGGCAGCGTATAGACTTGGTATCGCGCACGCCAAGGAAGGGAACGATGACACTCCCAAGTGAACGGACCCATGCAGTAATCCGGGCGCGTGAGTTCCTGCTTCGGCTGTCGAATGTCTACGTTCCCAATGGAATTAAGGGCATCCGCAGCGAGGTCAGGCAGGAGGCCAGGTCGATCCTGCGGCACTTTCCAAGCGGCTTCGACCTGACAAACCAAGGCGCTTTCGACGCCGCCGCCGTAGACGCCTGGTACGACCGCTACGAAACGAGGAGCGTATGAAGGACGTTGCGAAACGCATCGACCACTGGCTGCAAAATGAACATGTGGATGACGCTGACCAGACGCTCACCGACGCCCGCGACGAGATCCTCTCGCTCCGCGAGCGGCTGGCGGAATCGCGTGACACGCTGCTGCTGTCGATGCGCGAGTCTGGCAAGTATGCCCACCGCGCTGGGTATTGCGAGGGGACGCTGATGATGATTGCGGCCGGTCACCCTGACCCTGCGGCAGCGGCTGAGGCAACGCTGAAAGAGGTGACCAAGTGACCGACCGCGACCACTTCGCCGCTGCGGCGTTGACGGGGCTTGTTGGCGAATGTGGCTACAACTCGCCGGAAGACGTTGCCGGTGAGGCATATGCTCTGGCCGACGCCATGCTCCGCGAGCGGGAGCGTGTTACGGAACCGCTGCTGAAAGAAAAACAGGCAGAGGTTTCTGCCGCGCCAGTGTCTCGCCCGCCTGAGACTCGCGCCAGCTTTTCTGCGACGAACCATGACGCCGCGCCGGCGGCGAGAGCCCAGTTGCCGGAGGCGGATCATGCCGCCTGTCGGAGTCGCGAGAGCGATGCGGGCACCGGCGGCACAACCGCGTCGGCTTGCGACGGCGCGGTGTCTCCATCCGGCTCTGGAAGCGGCGGATCGCTAAGCCGCAGCGCGCCAGAGCGGCAGTCACCGGCCAGCGAGTGCGGTGGAGGCGAGCCCCTAGACGACTGCGCCCCGACAAGGGACAACGCACCGGGTGGGCGGGGGCGAGATACACAGGAGCCAGTTGCTTTTGCCGTCATGTCTGGCGGCCGGTCGTATGACATCTACGACACGCGCGGCGAGGCTGAGGCGATGTGCCGGTGGCTGTGCGATGAGGAGTCTGGCGACATCTGGCGAGTGGTGCCGCTGGTGCCGCTGGTGCCGTGTGACGCTACGCCGGAATCGCACGCTACCCATGGCGAGTGCAGCGTACATCCGTGTGGCAGTGAGCCAGTGGCGTGGGCGGTTGAAAATCCGGCTGTCGTCCCGCTCTACCTCCAGCCCGCGCTCACCGCAGAGGAGTGCGAGGCGATTGAACTGGCCACCTACGAGTTCCTGTACCATCAAGACCCGGGCGGCCGGGCGCAGTGGATTCGTCAGCAGTTGCTTGGACTACTCGCGAGG